GTCGCTTTCCGGGTGGTTTTCTCAAAGTCATCGCAGCTAAGGCACCCCGTAACCTTCGCCGTCACAATGTTCGCATTCTGTTTATCGATGAAGCGGACGGCATGACGGCAACGAAGGAAGGTTCGCCCATTCTTCTCGCCGAACGTCGAACACTCTCATTTGCTGATCGTAAGATCGTTATGGGGTCGACGCCGGTCTATGAAGAAACCAGCCACGTGCTGCAAGCCTACAAGGATTCGGATCAGCGCATTTACGAGGTACCTTGCCCTGAATGCGGGCACTTCCACGAGATACAATGGTCTGACATTCACTGGCCGGAAGGTGAACCCGAAAAGACTTATTATGTCTGCCGGGAATGCGGTTCCGTAATCGACGAACGGCATAAGCCGGGTATGGTCACGAATGGCCGGTGGCGAGCACTTAAGCCCGAAGTCAAAGACCATGCCGGGTTTCGGATGAATGCCCTGATTTCGCTTCTGCCAAATGCATCATGGGGGCGGCTGGCTAAGGAGTTTGTGAGCGCGAAGAATGATCCTTCGAAGCTACAGACCTTCATCAACACGATCCTCGCGCAAGGCTGGAAGGAAAACACCGACGAGCTGGATGATATTGAGCTTGCAAGCCGTGCCGAAGATTTCAGTCTTGTTGCGGAAGCGCCAGAGGATGAGAGCGAAACGGGCACCACTGGGATACCTATCCAAGTTCTGATCATCACCGCAGGCGTTGACGTTCAGGATGATCGTCTGGAAGTCACCTTTATTGGTTGGGACAAAGAGGGCATTCCTTATGCTCTCGGCCACGAAGTGATTTGGGGCCGTTACGACGATCATACAACATGGTCGGAATTGGATGTCGCGCTTGGTACGCAGTGGGATCATCCGCTTGGCGGCAAGATCAAGGTTGAAGCAACCTGCATCGACAGCTCGGACGGCGAGACGATGGAAACCGTCTATCGTTACGCATTCCCACGGTTCCGCAGGCGCGTGTTCGCAATCAAGGGTGTCGGCGGTAACAGGCCATGGATTGAGAAATCCAAGTCGACCGTAAAGGGCGGTAAGCTTTTCATTGTCGGTGTTGACGGTATCAAAAGCCATATCTTCGGTCGCTTGGCACGTACCAGCTCCATGCGTTTTTCGAAAGCTCTGCCGGATGTTTGGTTTGAGCAACTCGTGGGTGAGCAATTGGTTGTCAAGTATTCACGCGGACAGACGATACGGCAATTCGTTCCGGTGCCTGGGCGGCGACACGAAGCGCTTGACTGCACAGTCTACGCCTTTGCAGCCCGACAGATGGTCAACGCCAACTGGGCGCATCGCGAGGGCGAACTTTCCACGCCGCCTGAAACCAAACGGGTTTCAAACATACCAGAAATCGCACCTTCGGAGTGGTTATAGCCATGGCGACGTTAGATGATCAAATTGCAGCGCTCGAAGATGCGATAGCAACAGGCGCAAAGAAAGTCATTTTCCATTCGGGCGGCACGCGCCGCGAGGTGGAATATCATTCCCTCAAAGATATGCGAGAGGCGCTTGCGGATCTCAGATCCCGCAGACAAGGCCGGTCTCGTATCATACTGGCGGCGTTAGATTGATGAGCATCACCAATATTCTGGATAAGGCCATTGGCTATGTCTCGCCGCAGGCTGGCTTACGTCGGGTGCAGCAGCGGGCCGCAATGGAGATTGCGCAGCGCAGCTACAGTGGTGCGGAAACCGGCCGGCTAAAATCGGGTAGGCGGGCGAAGTCCACGTCCGCTGATGCTGAGATTACGCGGGCGGGTCGCGTCCTTCGGGATCGCATGCGCGATCTTGTCCGCAACAATCCCTACGCTGCAAAAGCGATATCCGAGCTTGTCAGTCATGCGATTGGTGATGGGATCATTCCCAGATCCAAGAATAAAGAACTGAATAAGCTGTTTCTTGAATGGAGCAAGCACTGTGATGCGGATGGTGATCTCGACTTTAATGGGATCGTGGCCCTTGCAGTTCGGGAAATGTTTGAAAGCGGTGACGGTATCGTGCGCCGTCGTCGCCGCAGACTTGAGGATGGATTGCCGGTTCCGCTGCAATTGCAGGTGCTGGAATCAGATCTGATAGACACCACGAAAGAGGGTGTATTGTCTGGCGGCGGCAAAACCATTCAAGGCATTGAGTTTGATGCCATCGGACGCAAACGCGCCTATTGGATGTTTGGTTCGCACCCCGGAAACAGCTTCTTTGATCCGCAGTCGACCATTGTTTCCAAGCCGGTGCCTGCGGCTGACATTGCGCATGTTTTCGAAAAGCAGCGCACGCAGGTGAGGGGTGTGCCATGGGGTACGCCTGCAATGTCAGACACGTTTGATCTGGCTGAATATGAGCAGGCCGAATTAGTTCGAAAGAGGCTGGAAGCTTGTCTCGTCGGTGTCATGACGGGTGGCGATATTGACGACAATATCGGTATGCCAATGACCGGTGAGGATGGAAAAGCACTTCAACCGGGCCTCTACAACGCTCGTGGGCAGAGGGTCGAAAAGGTTGAACCGGGCATGTTCCTCAATGCTGTCGGTGGCCGTGATATTAAGTTCTCGCAGCCTGCTGTCACTGACAGCTACGACCCTTACAAGACTTCGATGTTGCATACGGTGGCTGCGGGTTGGCGGGTTCCGTTCGCTCTTATGACCGGCAGGCTCGACAAGGTTAACTACTCGTCGAGCAAGATCGGGCTGGAAGGCTTTCGCCGGATGATTTCAATGCTGCAATGGCAGGTGATCATTCCAATGCTGTTGCAGCCTCTGTGGGACTGGTTTTGCGAGGCCGCATATCTGGCTGGCAAGATCCAGACGCCGACCGTGGAAGCCGAGTGGTCGCCGCCTCGCTTCTATTCAGCGGATCCGCTGAAGGATGTGAAAGCGAGAGTTCTGGAAGTCCGCGCAGGTTTCCGGTCCCTTCCATCCGCAATTGCTGAGACGGGTGAAAATCCAGAAGACGTGATCGACGAGATTGAGGCTTTCAACAAAAAGCTGGATGACAAGGGTTTGATCTTTGACAGCGATCCGCGCCGCATCTCGCAGGCCGGACAAACGCAACAAAACAGCGATTCTGATGATCCTCCCGACAAGGATGAAAACGATGACGAAACTTAATCTGCGCAAGATGCCGGATAGTCTGCCAATGCAGATGCAGGAGGTTCGCTTACTTCCCTCCGGCATTAATGCCGAAACACGGACGGTTGAACTCGTCTGGACAGCTGGCGCAACCGTACGGCGCCGTCGCTATGTTGGCTGGGATACGGTCGTTCCATTCGATGAGGTTCTCGTTGTCAGCGACAAAGCGATTGATCTCACGCGTATGAATGCGGGCGCTCCCGTTCTCGACAGTCATTCCGCATGGTCAACGTTTTCGCAGGTCGCCGTGGTTGAACGCGCGTGGATTGATAGCGGTGAAGGTAAAGCGAGTATTCGCTTTCCCAAAGCGGGAATTGATGAGCGGGCAGATCGAATGTTTGGCCTCGTCTCTGACGGCATCATCAAGAATGTGTCGGTTGGATACTCCATCGACAAGATCCGCGTCGAGGAAGCTACTAAAAAGGGTGAGGTCGAAAAGGTTATTGTCGAGCGCTGGACGCCGAACGAAATTTCCTTTGTGACAATCCCCGCAGATCCTGATGCGCAGGTCCGCTCGCAGGCTGGCACATTCCCACTGTCATACTTGGGCGCAGGCTTTTCGACTGCCGCAGCTGCTGCACGTATGAGAATGGCGGAAGCCGTTCGCCGCATCGGCTGACAATCACGACAATTTATCAGTTTGCCGCCTGCAACTCCGGGGTTGCAGGCCGACGGCGCTTGTTTTGCCCGGTACTTAGAAGGAAGCGCACACCATGAAAAAGGGTGCTCACATTTTCGCGACCGTCGCCGCAATCTTCTGCGTCGGTCTGGCTTTTGCGTTCTTCGCAGCTGATCCATCGCATGCAGCATCTTTCGATCATGGCATGCTCACACAACCAAGCGGTATGCATGTCATTGGCGCTAACATCGCTCTGTTGGGTCTGCGCGCCAAACTCACGGATATCACCACGCGGGCCGAAGCCAAGCGTGCTGAAATCACAGACGATCTGGACGAAGCGGCTGTTCGCGCAATCGAAAAGGCACATGCGGATATTCTGGCAGAAGCCGATCAGGTGCGAGCCGATATTGCCCGACTGGAAAACGAACAGCGAAATGCGCCCCCTGTTAACACTGATCCGCAAGCTGTCGCAGATGCAGCGGTGCGCGCTGAACGTGAACGTTCTAACGCGATTGAAGAACTGGCCTTACGTTCTGGTTTTGCTGACTTTGGCCGTGAACATGTCCGCTCCGGTACGACTGTCGATGCTTTCCGCAGTTTGCTGCTTGATCACATGGTCAATAATGAGCGGAATGCCCCGACTGACAGCCGCGTCAATGTGATCCGCGATGAAGGCGATACCCGTCGTTCTGCGCAGATCGAAGCGTTGGCCTATGGCCTTGGCGCGCCGACACCGGATGCTGGTCCGTCAGCTGCCGCTCGCCAGTTCATGGGTATGGGCCTTGTAGATATCGCGGCTGAAAGTGTGAACTATCGCGGTCGTCGCATGATGAATGCTCGCGATATCGACGATGTGTTCACCCGTGCATCGCATTCAACATCGGACTTCCCTGTAATCTTCGAAGGCGCTGTTAATCGCACACTTGAACAGCGTTACGCATTGGCCCAGCCGACATTCAAGCGATTTGCGCGTAAGCGTAATTTTCGTGACTTCCGTCCAGACACCACCGTCAAGGTCGGCGATTTCCCGCTTCTGAAAAAGGTACTGGAGAACGGCGAGATCAAGTATGGCTCGTTCGGTGAAGGCAAAGAGCAGGTCCAGGCATTCAGCTATGCGATTGCGCTCAATATCAGCCGTCAGATGCTTATCAACGATGATCTCGGCGCAATCTCGGAACTGCTGACAAGTTATGGTGCGTCGGTGGCTTTGTTCGAGGAAGTTACCTTCTATGCGGGTGCCTTCAACGGCAATCTTGCCGATGGCAAGACGGTCTTTCATGCCGAACACAAGAACCTTGCCGGAACCGCGTCTGCCATCACAGTCGACGCCGTTGGCGAAGGTCGTAAGGCGATGAGCAAGCAAAAGAGCATTGATGGTAATCCACTGCTTTCGAACGCTGCTCGCATCATGCTGGTTGGTCCGGACAAGCTCACCGAAGCTGAAAAGTTCCTTGCGTCGATCACGCCTGCAACCATTGCGACCGTCAACATTTTCTCCGGCAAGTTTGAATTGATCGAAACCAATCAGATCGAAGGCAATGCCTGGCATCTGCTTGCAGATCCTGCATCCGGTTCAAATTACCGCTGGGGCTATCTGGAAGGCTACGAAGCGCCGCGCGTTCGCATGGATGAGCCTTTCGGTCGACAGGGTTTCAGCATGTCGGTTGAACATGACTTCGGTTGTGGCGCTACCGATTATCGCTTCGGATACAAGAACGCCGGGGCTTAAACGAACATCGGCGGATCTGATTGATCCGCCATTCCTCCCGTTTCGATATTCAAAAGGGTTATTCCCATGAAAAACTATATCCAGCCCGGCAAGACGGTTACTGTGCCAGCTCCTGCCGATGTGAAATCCGGCGACCTTGTTGTCATTGGTAGTCTGTTTGGCGTTGCAGAGTTTTCAGCTGCAGAAGGCGATCCGGTCGAAATTGCGACCGAAGGCGTCTTTGAATTGCCCAAAGAACAAGCGCAGGCTTGGACCGTTGGTGCCAAAGTCTATTACATTGCCGCAGATAAGGTTCTGACGACAGCTGCATCGGGCAATACCTTCATCGGTCACGCAACTGAAGCGGTTGCCAATCCTTCCGGATCCGGCGCGGTTCGCTTGTCGGTGTAACCGCTCATGGTGAACTGGCGAAAACTTGAAGCTATGGTCGATCAGAAGATCGGCCTTAGCTATGGCGAGTCAGTTCGTCTGTCTTTTATGAAAGGGCAGGTGGCTGATCCAGCGCGGCCCATGATTGAAGTCCCCACCGCCGTACTTCATGTCGGCGGTGATGATTCTCACGCTCCCGGACCTACCGGCACATATCGCTCTCGCCTTTCATTAGGCGAAGCTGAATTATTCCTTGATCGCTCGACCTATAATGGCCCGATGCCGCAAGCTGGCGACAAAGTGCGGGCCAATGATCGGGACGGCAAGCCGTGGTTTGAAGTGGCTGCGGTTTCTGATCGCTATAGCAATCTCATTGTTTTGAAGTTGGGGCATTCCTGATGTCTATTGGCCGTATCGCATTGCGCATCGCTACGATTGAAGCTTTGCGCGGTAATACATCTGTTGAAGGCAATGTACTTGATAGTGAGATTGGCTCGCTCGATGTTGCCGCAGATGAAAGTCTGCGTACCAATCAGGAAAAGCCTTTTATTTCAGTCTATACCGACAGCGCTAAGGCGGACGATCTCGGCACTGGTCGCAGGCTTTGGGTCAATGGTTTGACTGAATTGTTGATTGAAACAGGCATTGCCGCCTCGATGACGGAAACCAATCAGGAGACCGGCGAAAGCACGATCATCGGGTTTGGTATTCCTGCTACCGATTCCGCTTTTGAATTGTTTCTCGACGTTGTCGACCGCGAGACTGTTGCAGCGCTGATGGATCCCGACAATGAGTGGGCTGAGATCTGGCGTGGGCTTGTCACCAATATTGCAAAGGTGGATCGTAGGCGAACCGCTGATGCTGAAACGGGAACGCGGATGGCTGCCCATCAACAATGCATTCTCTGCGACATTCTGCCAGATCCAGTCTATGGCGCACCAATTGCGCCCACGTCGCTATGGCAAAAGCTGCTCGATCAGATGGCAGCGATCAAGCATCCTTATTTGACAAGCATGCGCGATCTTCTTGGCTTGGACGTCGTGCAACTCAAATCAGCAAAACAGCGACGACGGTTTGGTCTGACGCTTGATGAGGCGAGGGCGCTTTTTATCACGCCGCCGCTATCTGCGGAAACTGGCGAGCCTTCCATCGCGAAAGTAGAAGCGGTCGAAACACATGGCTGATTTCATTGATGAGTTCGTGGAAATGCAAAGGCGGGTGTTCGAACTTGAACGTCGCACTGCAAATCGCAAGCGAACAGGCACCGTAGAGAAGCTTGATCTAGATAAAGGTCTTGCGCGTGTTCTGATAGAGAACGATGGGGATCGGCCTTTTCTTTCTCCGTGGGTGCCTTGGAAGGAAATCGCCGCTGGCGGGATATCCTCGCATATTCCTCCTACCGTCGGACAGCAGGTCGACGTTGTTTCAGAAAGCGGCGACCTTACCGACGGTATTATCGACTTTTCCACTCATTCCAACGCAAATCCGCGACCTCACAACGGCCCGGAGGCTGTTATCGTAAAGGGCAGTGCCCGGTTATTCATAGGCGACGATACGGTGACAATTGATGCGCCGAACATCGCTTTTAGAGCGTCCAGCGGAACGCTAGGATAATGCCACTTATAGCCCGGTTAGGCGATGCCGGGTCGCACGGCGGTTCAATCACAACATCGGCAGCAAAATGGGAATGCGAAGGAGCTTTGATTGCTCGTCGCGGCGATACCTATGCGTGCCCGATACACGGATCAAACCCGATTGTTGGCGGCTCTGGTAAATTCATATGTGAAGGCGAGCCAATTGCTCGTCATGGCGATGCAACGGCCTGCGGCGCAACGTTGATTTCTGGCGCGTCTCGATGGGCGTGCGATTAAAAAAGGAAAACCGTGATGGAAGTTATTGTTAAAGAAAGCGGGTTTTACGGCGGCACTTGGCGTGACGCTTCGTCGAAACAGGTCGATATGCCTGAAACTACAGCGCGACCGTTTCTTCCCCCTTATGGGCATCAACTGGACTTGCCTAAACCAGTCGAGAAGCCGAACGACAAAGAACTCCAAAAAGCTAAGGGCTGACGCCAATGTCTTCAAGCGGCGTCAATCGTGTGGACGGGCGGCCATTGTCGAACTTCGAACACGTCCGGCAGTCGATTGAAGTCATATTGACTACGGCTATCGGCTCCCGCGTGATGCGCCGGGAGTTTGGTTCGGAAGTCCTGAACTTGATCGACCGTCCCCTAACCGACCGTGTCATCCTCGCGGTTTACTCGGCTGTCGTGATGGCGATAGCACAGTGGGAACCGCGTTTCGCTGTGACCGGTTGCAAGATCAGCAGAGCTGATGAAACCGGCAAGCTCTCGCTGCAAATCTTCGGCATCTATTATCCGCGGGGACATTTGGGCGACTTTTCCAGACCGGAAGATGCTCAAACGCGGGTTTTCTTTGAAAGGCAATAACTATGGCGTTCGATCTTACGACTTATCCGAAGCCGGACGTCATCGAAACTCTTGACTATGAAGTGATCCTTTCTCAGCGCATAGCGCTGCTTAAGGAGCTTTGGCGGATAATACGGGAAAAGCACCCAGAATTACCGGACTATGACGTCGAGCTTCTGGAAACCGATCCCATCCAGATTACGGAAGAAGCCGAAGCATATCGGGAAATGCTTGTCCGCGCGCGCATCAATGATGCCGCTCTGGCTAATCTATTGGCTTTCGCTGGTGGTGCTGACCTGGATCATTTGGCCGCTTTTTATGATGTTGATCGCCTCGAAGGTGAGGGCGACGAACCTTTTAGGGATCGCATCGTTCTTGAAATCAAAGGGAGATCGCCCGGCGGCGGCGCTTACTGGTATGAGGCGGCGGCGCGGCGGGCTGATGTGCGCATTCGCAGCGCCAAGGCTTTCCGGGAGGATTTCTGGCCGATCATCCATATTGCTATTCTCTCCCGCGAAAATGGTGGGATTCCCGACAATGCTATGCTTGGTGCGGTAACTGACATTGTCACAAGCGACCGCGTTCGCACCCTCAACGACACAATAATCGTCGAGGCCGCAGTCACGACAACAACAGATATCGAGGCAAATGTCTGGCTCCTTCCTTCTGCGCCTTTAATAGATCTATCGCCTCTGGAAGCAGCGCTCCGGAAATCATGGGATTCCGATACCGCAATCGGTTTTGATCTCGTTCCTTCATGGATTGAAGCAAAGCTTCATTTCGCGGG